TCACGATTTCTTTTTTTTGCGGCCGCCCACGTTGATCTGCATGTATCTCTGATCGATCGCGCCTGTCGTATTAAGCATTTGAGATACGTGGCTGTCGTCGTTGAACGTCACGACTGGCGCAACGCTTTCAGCAGAACCGCGTGCCGATCCAAGATTGGACAGCATCGCAGTGCGCACCTCATGCGAAGCAGCGCGGAACGCAGCCACCAACGTGGCCTCGGACGGGTCCAATTCCACCCGCTGTTCCAGAAGCACATACATGATGTCTACGCCGCGAGCATGCGCGGCCAATAGGTAGGCTCCACCCGGCATGTTCTGGTCTTTCTCGAAGTACAGCTGCGCCCACTTCGAGATGCCACATGAGTCCGCCATCTCCTGCTGCGTCAAGCGCAGGCGTTTGCGTTCTTCCTTCAGGCGTTTCCCTACAGTCACTCAGGTTTTTCCTCATATTGACAAAATTGGTGTTAACACCAACAATTTCCAAAACCGCAGACGACCGCAACCGATGCCCCGCAACGTGCAAGCTCAGCAGCAGTTCCATCCCCGAAGCCCAGCAGAGGCGCGGGAATGGTTGGTGTCCAACGGCATCACGGTCTCCGGATTCGCCCGGCAACTTGGGGTGAATCGCACGGTTATCGACGACCTACTCCGTGGACGCTCGCAAGGCAAATACGGCGACGCGCACACCGCTGCAGTCGCTCTTGGCCTCAAAGCACCACCAGATTATGCCGCAAAAGTCCAAACTTCCAAGCGCTCTAGGGGGTGAGCATGTTCGGTCGGAAAAAGATCGTTTTTCGTTGCGAGGCATGCAGTGCAAGGCTCATCAAACGCACCAGCGTTCTCGCACATAAGTTCCTGCGGCATGACTCCTATGTCTGCGAGAACCCCATGTGTGGAGCGACGTATACAGGCCATTCGGAGTTGACCGGCATTGCCAGCCCCAGCGGCGTGCCCACCTCACACAGCGAGCTTCCACCCACACCGGCATATCAGCGCGCCCAAGCGCTGCAGGCCTACCGCGAGTCGCTCGGCGACCGTCAGCTGGATCTACTCCCCGTCGGCGGCGAGCCGTTCTTCCCTCACCTCTGAGGCACCCCTAATGCAAAAGACCCTTGATTGGGCGGCATTGCCGCCCACGGCGAAGCTTTGCCTGGACGTTGCGCGCATTCACAACGGGCTGGTGAAGACCGAGCACGGCTACATCGGCCGCACTGCCGCACCTGAGACAGATCAGCGCTTCGGCGCGGTTGTGGTTGCCGCGCTCATGCGTGATGGGCTTGCCACCTCTGACGCCTTCGATGAGCGCCTGGTCGTGCTGACCGATGCCGCCACCGCTTTGTTCCTTTTCCAACGCAAAAACACCGAGGTCGGTTCGTGAGGAATGCCAACAGCTGGTTCACCGCACAGGAGCCGCGATTCGTCGATTCGGCCAACCATGTGCCGCAGCGCGTCGCGCCGCACGCCAAGCACGAAGAGGCACGCCTGCTCGCTGCCGCTGTTGACGCACACCGCCGTGCCGGCGGTGCTTACGTAGTGATCGACACCGCCCCATCTGCGCACGCGCCTCGGCGCTGGCTCGGCGTCTAAGGAAGTTCGATGCAAGAGGATCTGCGGCAACAGGTGCTGTCCCGACTAGAGCGGGATTACGGACTCAAGCACCGGAGAGATACGCCGTACATGCGCGGCGGTAAGTGTCCGTCGTGCAGCAAGAAAGAGCTGTACACCAACTATCAAAGACCTTGGGTGGTGAAGTGCGGCCGGCAATCCAAGTGCGGCCGCGAACTGCACGTCAAGGATCTGTACGACGATCTGTTCGACGACTGGTCCAAGCGCTTCCAGCCAACGCCTGCGGCTCCCAATGCTGCAGCCGACGCCTACCTGCAGTTCTCGCGTGGCTTTGACCTGGCACCGCTGAAAGGCCTCTACACCCAGGACAGCCATTACGACCGCAAGATCAGCGCCGGCACCGCGACGGTGCGCTTTGCGCTGGTCAAGGGCGGCTGGTGGGAGCGCCTGATCGACCGCCCGCACCGCTTCGGCAAGCAGAAGGCGCGCTTTGCGCCAGGCAAGAGCTATGCGGGGGTGTGGTGGGCGGCGCCTGCCGCACTGACTGTGATGAAGACGGCACGCGAGGTGTGGATCGTCGAGGGCATCTTCGATGCGCTCGCGCTCCTGCAGCACGGAATGTGCGCAGTGTCGGCCATGTCCTCCAACGCATTTCCGGAAGAGTCACTGCGCGAGCTGGCAAAGGCACGCATGGCCGATCTTCCGACGCTGGTGTGGGCGCTGGACAACGAGCCGGGCGCCCGTGCGTACACGCACAAGCACATCAAGCGCGCAGCGGCGCTCGGCTTCGACTCGCGGGCCGCGCAGATCGTCCAACGCGACGGCAAAAAGACCGACTGGAACGACCTGCATCTGCGCGCCATCGCGTCCGATGATCCCAAGCAGTGGGACAACGACGTCAAGGAGGCTCGCTACCAGGGCGACCTGCTCGTGGCCCGCTCGGCGGTAGACAAAGGCCTGCTGATGTTCGAGCACGACGGCCGCAACGACTTCTGGCTGGACTACCGCTCCCGCCTGTACTGGTTCGATTTTGATACGCAGCGCTTCGACAAGTTGCGTAAGGAGAAGCTGGGCGACATCGATGCCGACGACGGCGACGGCGACGGCGACGGCGACGGCGACGGCGACGAGGTTGCGGCCGAGGATCTGAAGAAGATCAAGCGCGCCGCGTGCTCCGTCCAGAAGATCGCCAACTGCTACCCGGAAGCGCTGTATTTCCAGCGCCAAGAGGTCACCGACGAAAGCTGGTACTACTTCCGCGTCGATTTTCCGCACGACGGCCCCAGCGTAAAAGGCACCTTTACAGGTGGTCACGTCGCTAGCGCCTCCGAGTTCAAGAAGCGCCTGATCTCCCTGGCCGCCGGCGCCATGTTCACCGGTACCGGACACCAGCTGGACCGCCTGATCGAAGAGCAGACCGAGGCAATCAAGACGGTCGACGCGATCGACTTCGTGGGCTACAGCAAGGAACACCGCGCCTACCTGCTCGGCGATATGGCCGTGCGCGACGGCGAGCTGGTGACGGCCAACGAAGAGGACTACTTCGAGTTCGACAAGCTGCGCCTGAAGACCACGCAGAAGTCCATCCGATTGGAGATCCAACGCGACGCCGAGGCGTTCCGCGTGGATTGGCTCCCGTGGCTGTGGCAGTGCTTCGGCACGCACGGCATGGTCGCCATGACGTTCTGGTTCGGCTCGTTGTTCGCCGAGCAGATCCGCGCCGGGCACAAGAGCTTTCCGTTTCTTGAAGCCACCGGTGAAGCCGGCGCTGGCAAGACCACGCTGCTGACGTTCCTGTGGAAGCTGCTGGGCCGCTCGGACTACGAGGGCTTCGACCCGGCCAAGTCGTCCAAGGCTGGGCGTGCACGCGCCATGGGCCAGGTGTCTGGCATGCCCGTCGTCCTGCTGGAAGCCGACCGCAGCGAGCCGGACAAGGCGCATTCCAAGACGTTCGAGTGGGATGAGCTGAAGGACTTCTTCGGCGGCGGCACGCTGGCAACACGCGGGGTGCGCAACGGCGGCAACGAGACCTACGAGCCGCCGTTTCGCGGCACGATCGTGATCACCCAGAACGCTGCGGTGGATGCCAGCGAAGCGATCCTCACGCGCATCGTGAAGCTGCACTTCAAACGCCCGCAGGTCACCACCGAAAGCCGCATCGCGGCCGACAATCTCAACGCGCTGCAGGTCGAAGAAGTCAGCCACTTCCTCGTGCGTGCCGTCCGCCAGGAGCGCGCCATCCTCGATCTGTTCGCCGAGCGGGTGAAGGTGTTTGAGGCCAAGCTACGCGCGCAGCAGGATCTACGCCTGGAACGCGTCATCAAGAACCACGCCCAGATGCTGGCGCTGTTCGATTGCCTGCGCCTGGTCATCACCATCCCTGACGACATGGTCGAGCAGACGCGGCTGGCGCTGTTGGACATGGCGCTGGAACGGCAGAAGGCGATCAGCGCCGACCACGCGATGGTCAATGAGTTCTGGGAGGTCTACGAATACCTCGAAGCCACCGGCCACGGTAAAGCCGTCGTCAACCACAGCCGCGACGCGCAGCGCATTGCGATCAACCTCAATCACTTCGCGGCACGGGCCGCGCAGTTCAGTCAGTCCGTGCCCGACCTCAAGGTGCTGCGTGCGCTGCTCGGAGACTCGCGCCGGCACAAGTTCATCGGCGCGAACGTGGCCGTCAATAGCGCCGTCCTCAAGGACGATCTGACCGGCGTCGGCACCACCGTGAAGTGCTGGGTGTTCGCCAAATGAGCGCGCTTTCTCATCTTGGAAATTTCAGGAAATTTTCGTTGACTTCTACCCAGCAGCAGAGCAACTATTACCGCGTCGCCGCACAATCGGCGACCGGGTTTGACAGCCCGTATAGGAGGCGCACCAGCGCCCATCGATCGATGCACGGCGCTTTTTTTATGCCCGCTGTGTCGTCGTGGGTACGTGCCAGCCAGTTCTATGGCGGGCGGTGTGCGGAGGCCTTCGGGCCTGCCGGTGACTCCTACCGGTCTGTCAACCGCGCACCGTCCGCCACCCCGTTTGACAGCGTTGTGGCGGACTCCAACAACTTAGGAGCCCGCATGTCTTACGACGCCCAAGAAGCGCCGGCAAATGCCGCGCGTCAGATCGCCCATTACTTCGGCTTGATCGCCGACACCCTCGACTGGAACCACACCGCCTGGCTCGCCCTGCAGGCGAAGCTGCAGGCCATGGGCAAAGCGCCCGAGGCGCTGACCTTGGCCGACGTCGAGGCCGCAATTTCCAGCATCAATGCCGACCTGGCCGAGGTGCGCCAGTGAGCCGCCGCGACCTGCACAAAGCGCTGCGCGTGGCTCCCGGCGTCTACCTGCTCCTGCAGATCCGGGCGACCGACGTGCTGGCCGAACTGTACGCAGATGGCCTGCATGATCGCGCGCCGGTCATGTTCGCCTGCAGCGCAATTGAAGACGCATGCGAGTTGTTCCCCGTCGACGACGGCACCGGCCTGGTCATCGGCTCGTTGCACGTGGTCATGCCGGAAGCCGAGGCCGCCGCCCTGCAGGAATGGGTCATCGAGCGCATGCCTGCATCGGAGGTGGCGTGATGGACGCCGCTCACCCGAACACGCAGCTGCCAGAGGACGCTGACTTCTCGATCAGTGAAGAAGATCAGTCCCGCCTTTGGCTCGCCTACCACGCGACCACATTGCTCGCAGCGCTGACCAACGATATCGCGATCGAGGCTGGCATCAATCACGACGGACCGGCGGCAGTGGCTGAGTACATCCGCCACGAATTGCTTGATGTCCTCAGCAGCGCGCAGCGTCTGCGTGAGCCTGATCCCAGCATTCCGCCAACCGGCGCCGACCTGATCTAACCCCACACCAGCGGGCCGGCGGGCGGTGCTGTAACACCGCCCCAAGGCCCTCCACCGACGCAACTCAGGAGAGTCGATATGCAACAGCAAACTGGAACATGTCCAGCCACGGCAGCACGTCTGTTGGCTTTGAGCACCGGACCCGGCCCGGAGGCTACCACGCCGACCGTCGTCGCCTACGACCGCAGCATGGGCGACTGCTCAGCGAGCATCACCATGCACATCACGCATGGTGCCGTTGTGGTCACCGCCACCCTGAACATGGGACCGCTACGCGAGGCTCGCCAATCCTGGGAGCGGCGTCGCGGCACGGGCACCGGCTGGAAACTCATCGACGGGCCTCGCCTGTGGACGACGGTGGAAGACCGCATCAGCACCGAGTTGGCTGCGTTCATGGACGGCCTGGACTTCCCCTTCGACCTGTCCAACATGCTGCCGCGCAGGCCGACTGCGGCGGCTGCAGCTGCGGTCGCGCAGGCCGCACGGGAGGTGGCGCATGGTTGAGTTGCTCGCTCTTGTGGTGGTCCTGGCGCCGGCGGCCGGTGGCGCGCTGGTCTACAAGCTGTGGACGACGCGCCGTCCGCGCCTGACTCAGACCGGCCTGGCGGTCGGACAGGTGCCGCAGCGCCTGCGTCGCCGCACCCGCATGGCCGTGCGGCGGGAGGCTGCTCATGGCTGAGTCCGTCATCCTTCTCGGCCCGCAGGGCAGCGCAAAATCACTTAACGCCGAGGCTCTGCGGCAGGAGCTCGGCCTGCAGGAGGTCATCGAGCTTGAGGATGTCTTGTCTACGTTCCGCGCTGATCGCCTGGAGCCGGTCGGGCAGCTGATCCTGACCTGCAACGAGCAGCAGGCCCACACCTGGTCGGTGCGCTGGGGCTTGCGCCTCATGCGTGTCGAGGAAGCACGTGCCCAGCTCGGCGCCGCATGGAGGACTCAACCATGAACCTGCAGCGCACGATCGAGATTGCGCGCGCCGCAGCGCGTTTGGGAGAGCCTGGCCCCTTGTCCACCGGGGAGGCGCTCACCGCCGCTCTGGTGCTCAATCGCCACGACTGGCTGGCCGAAATGGGCTACACCATCGCCCAGGCGTTGGACCGGATCGACTCCGACACCGCGCAACATCTCCGGGACGCCGAGCGCGTGCTACGCCTGGAGGTACCGTGACGCAACGTCAGGTCGACCACGACAGTCCTCTGCCGCCCTGCACGAACGGCCACCTTGCTCGCCACATGCTCGACGCCCGCCGCCCCGAGGCGGGCGGCGGGCATTTCATCGAGTGCGTGTGTGGGCGCACGCAGAAGCACCCCAGCTTCGAGTTGGCCATGACCGAATGGCGGCGTGCTCATCGCATCCGCACCCCTCGTGAGCCGCGGCCCCGCGCCCATAACGTTGTGCAGCTCGGCCTGCGATTCACCGGCACACACCAGCGATGATCGATGGCGCAAATATGGAAGGGTTTCGCAGGGCGTGCGAGGCGCGTCACTGGCTACGGCAGGGCTACACGCACGCAGCCAAGGTGCGAGAGCTACGGCTCCGCATCGCCGCTCAGCGCGGCTATGCCGCTGCCGACTTGCTCGTGGAGGAAATGCGCGAGCAATGGCGGCACAGGCGGGAGTGGACCAAGGAGCAAGATGCATGAGCGGTGAGGTACTGACGTTTGAGGATCTGCGGCGGCTATGCGCACCGATTGGACCCTCCCCCCGTACAGCGACCGTCGTGCGTTGGGCCAATGATCAGGGCATCCGATACAAATACGACGGTCGAGGGGGTATCTGGACAACGCTAGACGCGCTCAACGCCGCGCTGGGATTGCAGCAACACAACGACATCGAGATGGATACAGAACAGGAGCTGATGTAATGGCACGAGGCCGCAAGCGCAAATTCAATCCCCTCATACCATCTCACATTGATCAGGCCGCGCTCCCGCGCGGCCTTTATTGGGGGGATGGCCGGTGGTACGTCGTCGAGCCGCATCCCGAAGGTGGAAACAGACGAAAGCAAACCGTGGCCTACGCTGGAGCTCGTCTATCGGAATTGCACGGAATCATTGAGGAACGGGCAGGCAAGGGCATGCGAGGCACGTTGCGTTATCTCTTTGATCGCTTCCATGAGTCGTTGGAATTCAAGGAACTAGCGACCGACACGCAAGATGACTACAAGCGCTATGCCAACTCCATTGCCGACTACCTGCGCAAGGACGGATCGAAACTGGGCTCGGTCCAGGTTGATCGCATCACGACGCCTGTGATCCAGCGACTCGTGGAAGTTTTCGCAATGGGACGGCTTGCCAACGGTCACCAACCCGCGCTTCCTGCAACGCCCAGTAAAGCGAATCACCTTCACCGCTACTTACGTCGCACACTCGCATGGGGCATGCGTGTTGGCCTATGTAGATCAAATCCAGCCATCGGCGTGAGGCAAGCACGCGAAGCAAAGAAGCACCGTATGCCAACGCCGGCTGCATTCGACAAGGTGTTGACCTTCGCTCGTGAACGCGGCTCCCTTCCACCACACACAAAGGGCAGTTGCCCGAGCTACCTGGCGCCAGTCATGGTGCTCGCGTATAGCGCGCGCCTACGCGGCATCGAGGTGTGCACCCTCAACGACACACATAAGCAGCCAACAGGCATACATGCTCAGCGGCGCAAAGGATCACGCGACACGCTGACCGAGTGGGATCCTGAGATGATCGAAGCGTGGGATTTCCTCGCAGCGCGGCGTACCGCGATCTGGACTAAGAAAGGCCGAAGCTTTCCAGTCCCTATCAAGGCTGAGGATCGGCGGCTACTCGTTGAACAGACTGGTAGCCCCATGGCTAAGTCATCTCTGGATAGTGCCTGGCAACGATTCATCACGCTCGCAATGACCGAAGGAATCATCACGAAGCAGGAGCGCTTTTCTCTGCATGGCCTCAAGCATCGCGGCATTACCGACACAGTTGGCAACCGGGGCGACAAACAAGATGCTGCAGGGCACGTAACACCAGCGACGACAGGCCGCTATGACCATGCACTACCAGTGGTAAAGCCGCCAAAGCGCAGTTAA